TAAGGGTCCATGTCACCTTTCGTAATTGTCCTCACCTTGAAAGCCTCTAACAAAGGTACTACTTCAGCATACACTTTCTCATGCCTGTAGAGCGGGATACTTTCTTCAGGGCGATAACGGCAGAGTTCTCTGCAATATGTCTCCCAAATCCCCTCAGAGTCGTCAGCAAATGGTAATTCCATCCACCACCGACAGTAAGTACTGTGCCAGTCAATAAGACCAGCTTTGTCGACCCTCCACTGATGTCCGAATCTGACTTGACCCGAGTGGGCGCGAGCCCGCGAGACGTCTTCCTCATATTCAGCTTCATCTGGATCCACAGTACCGTATACAGGCTCCACAAGATAGTCTTTCTTGGGATTAGTGGCAAAACCGAGGAAACTCGGCTCACCAACTATGCTGTAGTAGTTCACTTTCTTGTCTTCCACCTTATAGCTATCTTCCCTCCATCCAGAAATATTGTGATAAAGTTCACCTGCAGCACCGCCATTACGGCGTCCAAAGGCAAAAGAGGCCCCTAGTGAGGGGACCTTTCGGCCGGGCTGACGTTCCTCAAAGATCGGAACATCGACATGCTGCTCACAATGATAATGGATGACTTCCGTTTCCCCCTTCTTTTCCCCTTTTTTGTGTGTTTTTGTCTCGTATTCGTCCCAAGTCTCCGTAAAACTCTCGAATAGCTTTCCGCTGTAGAAAATCTCCTTAGCAGCGCGATCAATGGAGTCTAAGATTTCATCTTTTAGACCAGGCATATCCCCAGGTAAATCGAGGTCAAATTCGTTTACTTTGGGTGTAACCTTTCCATCTTTTGCGCCACATAGGGCAGCCCTGTGTTTGATGAGGGCCGCTTCAATGAAGCTATCGGGAACGGGTAGGGAAGCGTTCTTCGCCATGTAGAAGTTATAGGCGAATTGCTGGATTATAGTCGCACGAAGGTACTTGTTTTTCTTAAATATATTCTGCCACCACTTTGCCCAAGAAGAACTCGGGAAAATATATCGCAGGTCACCGAAAGGTTTTATCCAATCGGCAACTTCTGGTAATTCGGACTGTTTTAAAACAGCCGCGAGATGGGTAGCAGTAAAATGTTTAAGAGCCTTCTCCTGAAGACCAACAAGGGCGAGAGCCCAAAATTGGCCGACAGCTTTGGCGACGGCATGGTCATCGATGTTCCAGTAACGAGGGGTTTGGGGTGAAGTCGATAGCGCGTAGCCGGGAAAACCAGAGCACAAAGAACTAGTGCCAAGTATTTCCTGATAGTAATCAGCTACGGTTAGGTAGGCTTCCAGAATGCGAACGGTGCGGAGTAGGCAGTCAAAAGGAGTGGTCGTAGAATCAAGAGCTATGGTCGCATCTTGAGACTGAAGACGTCCGAGAACATCTTTAAGTCCAATAACTACAGTGTCCGAACATCTGGACAAGACCGAGAGTAGCCGCTTTGAAGCCGCCTGTGAAATGGCAGTTTCAGAGTGACGCACTTTCTCGATCGTAGTTAATAGACAACTCAAACCTTCCGGTGAGAGTAGTCTCAAAATGGGGCTTAGGTCGGCCGCGGGGCCCTGCGCCGCGGGATACACAGAGGATTGCTCTATGCGATCGAAGAGTCCGGAACTAACTATGATAGCGCTTTTAAACATCTCGTAGCGAAAGCTGTGATTTGAATAAGGTCTTGTCAAGTTAATTTCGG